AATGTTGTAGAAGATGCCCGTATTGAGAAGAAAATCAAAGCAAAATACCCAGGTCTGCTTAAGGCATATCGTGGTGGCTATAAAGAATTGCTTGACCGTAACTTCTTCGGCATTGCTGGTAAAGATATCACCACTATGGCGTTTATCGACCGCATCAACTTGCACTTTAAACTTGGTAGTCTCGTGAACCTGAAGTTCGAAGGAGAAGAGGCTGTTTGGGTCGAGAAGATTGCCGCCGCAAATACTTGGGAAGAGGTTTTCGCTGTCACTTCTGACCTTTATGATTCTGAGATATCGAAGGCTGAAGATGAATTAGAAGAACAATTGGAAGAGATGCTTGCCAATGCTTCTAATGATGACGATAACGAAAATGAAGAAACCGAGACAGACGGTTCTGGTGATACCGAAGAAGAAGAAGAAGAAGATGATGACCAGAGCGATAGTGATATGTTTGGTTCTGGTTCTGGTGACACCTACGAGGATGAGTATTTTGATGATGACCTTGGGTTAGATGATATTCAAGATAGTCCCATGTCGGCTGAAGAAATGATTCAGTCTGAAACCGATGAGGCGTTCCGTCAGAATGAGGATAGTTTAACTGCCAATGCTCGCCGTGATAACATGTACTTCAAACTCGGTGATTTGAAAATTGCTGACAAAATTGTTGTTCCGTTCTCTGAGACCAATGCTCGTTATACTAACATGTTTGAAAACGCCCCAACGGTCTTTAAAGAAGTTCAAGAAAAGTGGAAAATCTGGCGTTCAAACAATACTAAAATTGTGAACTACATGGTCAAAGAATTCGAAATGCGTAAAAAGGCAGATGAGTTCAAGCGTACTAGTGTTGCCAAGTCTGGCGAACTTGATATGAACCGTGTCTTCCAGTACAAGTTCAATGACGACCTGTTCAAGAAAGTTGCTACTGTTCGTGGTGGAAAAAATCACGGCTTCGTTATGCTTCTCGACTGGTCTGGTTCTATGTGTGACAATATGTCTGCAACTATTGACCAGTTGTTGAACATGGTGATGTTCTGTAAGAAAGTAAACTTGCCTTTTGAAGTCTATGCATTTACTGACCACTTTGGTCAACTCCGTAAAGATGACGATTGGTCTAATACTCCACTCCAGACTTTGGTTCCTCAACGGGCGCTTAAACTAGTTACCCTGTTCAACAGCAAAATGAAAACCAACGAATTCAATGATGCTTGTTTGGGTCTAATGGCAGTTCGTGAAAACCTTCTGAACGGTCGGTACTATCGTTTTTCTCCTCCAGTTGGTCTTGAACTAGGTGGCACGCCATTAGATGATGCACTGGTTGTAATGCCTGAAGTGATTGCAAAGTTCCGTAAGAACAATAATGTTCAGATTATGAATTTTGTAGTAATGACGGATGGCGAGAGTAATAATGCAACCTGTGTACAAAGCAGTGGTCTGTCTGGGGACGAAAATAATTTTGCTAGTGGGTTTTCTGTCTCAGGTGTTTGTACAAACTATTTGACTGATACTGTCACCAAGAAAACCTATACAGTCATGCCAAGTTACCGTGATTCTGGACTGACCTCTGCACTGCTTCAGGCGATTGGTGACCGTTGTGATGTGAATACCGTAGGCTTCTTTATCATGCCGAACAAGGCTAAAGAAATTAAGTCACAGGCGGCACGATTTGGAATTTATGATTCTGAGATTGTGCGTGATATTCGCTCCAACAAGTTCTTAGAAGTAAAGTCTGCTGGCTATGATAGTTACTTCCTAATCCCAGGTGGTAGTGCTTTAGAAACCGCACCTGAAGGTCTTGATGTTGATGCTGGTGCCAGCAAGTCTAAGTTGAAAACGGCATTCATGAAGGCTTCAAATGCCAAGACTGCAAACCGTGTTTTGTTGAACCGAGTGATGGAGATTGTATCCTAAGTGACTAAAAATATTGACCTAAAATTGCAAAACGCATATGTTCAATACCTTGCCTGTCTTAGGAAAAAGTCTGTCATGGGTATGGAACATTGGTTGAGTGTACTAGACCTGCTTTCTGATGAGAAAAACCAAAATAATTTGATGAAAAATGGAAATACTAATAAAATCAACAACTTACAAACCAAGGAAAACCAAAATAAACCTTGACAATCCCTTGGTGCTTTGATATACTATATAAGTGATGTGGGGATATTGACTCCCTTTTGATAACTGTGAAAGAGACTATATTATGAAAAATCTTACCTCAACCCAAGCCCGCTTTGTTGAAGTCGCTATTGAAAAGTTCGGTGCTGTTGTCACCAAAGAACAAATTGTCGACCTTGCTGAACAGATGGGGTTAAAGCGTCCTCGTTTCATCTATGCCGATAGCAGTCTGCGAGTTGGTCGTGGGCAGTATCGTCTATCCCTCGACACTAACAATGTTGTCGCTCAAGTTGCCGCACCAGTTGTTGCACCTACTTTGTCTGCCGCACCAGTTGCTGAAATGCGTCCATTGACAATGACCCAGACTGTTACTGAGAACTTTGTTCCTGCAAAAGATAGTCTGTACGTTCCTTTCGGGTTCTTCAATGACCTGAAAAACATCCTCGTTTCTCGCATGTTCTATCCTGTCATGGTTACTGGTCTGTCTGGTAACGGTAAGACCTTCATGGTCGAACAGGCATGTGCGGCATCTGGTCGTGAAATGATTAAGGTGTCAATCTCAATTGAGACTGATGAGGATGATTTGATTGGTGGCAATACACTAGTCAACGGTAACGTGGTTTATCGTGAAGGTCCTGTTCTGAATGCTATGCGCCGCGGTGCTGTTCTGGTTCTGGACGAGATTGACCGTGGTTCGAACAAGTTGCTTGCTATTCAGGCAATCATGGAAGGCAAGAACTACATCAACAAAAAGACTGGTGAAGTTGTGCGTCCTGCTGAAGGCTTCAATGTTGTTGCCACTGCCAACACTAAAGGTAAGGGTTCAGATGACGGTCGCTTTATCGCCGCCCAGATTCTGGACGAGGCGTTCCTTGAGCGTTTCCCAATTACTGTTGAGCAAGAGTATGCATCCAATGCTGTTGAGAAGAAAATCCTCGACAAGGTGTTCAAGTCTTTGAACCTTAAGGATGACGGCTTCATCGGCAAGTTGGTTGACTGGGCTGATATCATTCGTAAGACTTTCTACGAAGGTGGTGTGGATGAAATCATTGCGACTCGCCGCTTGGTTCACATTGCAAAAGCGTACTCAATCTTCGGTGATAAAATGAAGGCGATTGAATTGTGTGTGAACCGCTTTGATGCTGAAACCAAAGAGTCATTCTTAGACCTCTACACCAAACTTGATGCTGGTGTGATTGGTGCTGGCGATGGTGCAGAAGTTGCTTCTGCTCCCAAAGATGACTACACCCCATTCTAAAAATAAAATAACGGGAGTCAGGTTTTGCTTGACATCCCGTTCTTTTTGATGTATAATACTATTAAATTATGAAGGAGAACCGATGAGTAAACCGTGGAATAAGTCTGAGAGTGGTGCAATGCGTGAAGCGATTGGCGTACCATACTTCAGGCAGTTACCTCTTGAGGCACTTGCCGCTGGTGCCGCCGCCCTTGAATATGGTGCAAAGAAATACGAAAATCGTAACTGGGAAAAGGGTCTACCCTACCAGCAAATGATTGATAGTCTCAAGCGCCATATTGAAGACTTTGAGCGTGGACGTGATTATGATAGTGATGAGGGTGGCAGTGGTCTTCCTCATGTTGCCTTGATTATGTCTTCTGCCATGATGTTGTGTGCTTCAGTGATTCGAGGAATCGGCACTGATGACAGACTACCTGCTGTTGGGGATGATGCACTGACAGCAAAAGAATGTGCCAAATGGGTACAACAAACTTTGATTAACGCCGACAAAATTATGAACGGAGAACAATAATGAAGATTAGTAGCGAAACCTTGACGGTTCTAAAAAACTTTTCTACAATCAATACTGGTATTGCAGTTGACCCAGGATTGCCTTTGCGTACTGTATCCAGCCAGAAGAATATTCTTGCTGAAGCGAAACTTGTAGAAGAGTTTGACACTGCATTTGCAATTTATGACTTGAACCAATTCTTGGCTACAGTCTCTCTATTTGAGAACCCAGATTTTGATTTCGGTGATAAGTCTGTTACCATTTCTAGTGGTAAGAACAAATCAAAATACTTCTACACTGATAAGTCTATGATTATCACTCCACCTGATAAAGACCTATCACCACTGCTTGCTGATGCTGAAATCAAATTCACTGTCACTCAAGGTCAGGTTGCTGAGGTTCTCCGTGCGGCATCTATTCTTGCGGCACCAGAAGTTGCTGTGGTTGGTTCGATTGGTGAATCAATTACTTTGACTGCATTCGATAGTAAGAACCAAACTTCAAACACATTTGACGTTGACGTTGATACTGAGTCCACTGCAAACTACAAGATGATTTTCCGTACAGAAAACTTGAAGATGGTTGCAGGTGACTACGATGTAGAGATTACATCTAAGGGTATTAGTCGTTGGTCTGGTAAGAAAGCAACTTACTACATTACCACCGAACAGGCTTCGAACTATAAATCTTAATTCTAAATTTTAGGTGATGAATATGCGTGAAGAATTTTTATGGGTTGAGAAGTATCGCCCGAAGACAATCAAAGACACTATTCTGCCCGCAGGCATGAAAAAGACTTTTCAGGAGTTTGTAGACAATGGTGAAATTCCTAATCTGCTCCTGAGTGGAACACAAGGTACAGGCAAGACTACTGTTGCCCGTGCTTTGTGTGAAGAAATCGGTGCGGATTATATCGTTATCAACGGTTCTATGAACGGTGGTATTGATACACTCCGTAACGATATCAAAAACTTTGCGTCTACCGTATCGCTCGGTGGGGGGCGTAAAGTCGTAATTCTGGATGAGGCTGATTATCTAAATCCACAATCAACTCAACCAGCATTGCGTGGGTTTATTGAAGAATTCAGTAAGAACTGTTCTTTCATTCTTACATGCAACTTCAAGAACCGTATCATTGCACCTCTACATTCACGGTGTTCTGTTATCGACTTTAAGATTGACAACTCTGAAAAGCCTAAACTTGCAGGTCAATTCTTTAAGCGTGTAATGGAAATCTTGAAGACAGAAGAGGTTACTACCAATGAGAAAGTTGTTGTAGAACTTGTCACCCGACACTTTCCCGACAACCGCCGTATTCTGAATGAACTTCAGCGATATGGTGCGAGTGGTACAATTGACGAAGGTATTCTGACGGTAACAACAGATGCAAACGTCAAGACCCTTATGACTGAACTGAAGGCAAAGAACTTCAAAGAGGTTCGTAAATGGGTTGCACTGAACATTGATAATGACCCAGTGCAATTGTATCGTTCACTGTACGATAGCGCATCAACATACATTGCGCCTCGTTCAATCCCCCAATTGGTCGTAACGATTGCAGATTACCAATACAAATCTGCTTTCGTTGCTGACCAAGAAATTAATCTAGTTGCGTGTCTGACAGAACTGATGGTGGAATGTGAGTATTTGTAAGGAGCATATATAATGAGTAGTCCATTCGATTATGTAAACTCAATCAATTTCTCAAAAGAGAATATGATGAGGGATACAGAGAATGACGAAATGGCAGAAAAAGGTTATGATGCCTTTCTTGCCAATCGTTCATTATCTTACTTTGAAGACACTATAGGTATGGCGAATGAAATGAACTCTCGCTCATTTCTGGATAAGAAACTACAATATGAGTTTCTACTAAATACAATACGAAAGCGCAAACGCTTTTCGAAATGGATTAAACCAGAGAAGAACGACCAAGTACAAATCATTCAACAGTTCTACGGTTACAGTCGCAGAAAAGCAGAAGAGACGCTTGCGATATTGACCAATGACCAGATTAATGAAATAACAAATAAACTTGAAAAAGGTGGATTGAAAAAATGAACATCACAGTAGAAGACCTTGTGGAGGTTACCCTAGAAAAAGAAGATGACTTCTTGAAGGTGCGTGAAACCCTAACTCGTATTGGAGTTGC